GGGGGCAAAACCCCCTGCAAATACGTTCTTTCCTCGTGGATTCCCTTCAGCACCTCGCACGCACAGCCAAAAAGGATAGCGATCGCCTTCAGGCTTTGCGTATGCTCGGCCAGCTTGCCGACGTGAGCGCCTTCGAAACCCGCTCAGTGGTCACGCATCAAACCGGCAGCGACACCACGGCCAAGCTTAGGGAAAAGCTAGCCCGACTCGGCGGGGTGATTGACGTGGAGGCGCACGCACGCACGGACGCGCACCCACCCGCACACGCGCAGGCGCACGAGGGCGACCCCACGGTAGGGGGGGAGGGGCAAAGTAGCCAGGGGGCTGGGGGCGGCGCTAGGTCCAATAATCCACACATACCACCAGATAATCCACACGAACCAGAAGACCCCCACCCCCTACTAAAGTCTACAATTCCGCCCATGGGCGGAATTACCTCGGAAGAGGCCCCCATGGAGAAGGAAGTGGGTTCCCATAGTGGGGGTAGGAAAAAAAAGGAAAGGCCTATATGGGAGGATCCTAAGAGGTGGTATGCGGAGACGATGGGGGAGGTGCCGAAGATAGAGTGGCAGCCTAGGGAGGAGGCTAGGGATGAGGTGCAGAAGAGGTTAGGTGATGTGGAGTGATTGGGTTAGGGATGGTATTGGTAGAGGGTGTAGTAGGAAGCAGTTATATGACGTCATGATGGGTCATGGTGTTAGTAGTAAGGAGGCCATGGGGCTTTTGGGTTGGAGGCCTAATCCTGGCAGGGCGATTGTTAGGTCTGGGCCGGTGAGTGTTGTGGATGATGTGTTGAGTGATATGGAGTGTGATGTATTGATAGGGTTGGCGTTTTATAAGGGGGTTAAGAGGAATAAGGTTGTTAATCACCAGGGTGGCGAGAGGGAGGATGAGGGTAGGACGAGTGATGGGGTTGGGTTTAGGAAGTATGAGAATGGGTTTTTGAAGAGTATAGAAGAGAGGCTAGCCAAGTTAACGGACTGGCCTGTGGAGTATGGAGAGGGGTTACAGATATTGAGATATCAGCAGGGTTGTGAGTACCGGCCGCATGTGGATTGGTTTGATGATTCAGCGGGTGGGAAGGAGCAGCTTAAGCGTGGCGGTCAGCGATATGGGACTGTGGTGGTGTATTTGAAGTGTGCAGATGAAGGGGGTGGTACGTCATTTCCTAATTTGGGTATGACGGTGACGCCTAAACGTGGCAGCGCTGTGTGTTTTATGAATGTAGATGAGCAGGGTAATCCTATGGAGTTGGTGAGACATAGTGGGGACCCGGTTGTTAAGGGTGAAAAGATTGTGATGACCTTATGGCAAAGAGAGGGGAGGTTTGAGTGACCAAGGCCGAAGCCAAAGTATTGTTGGCGGTGAAGACTTGGTGGGAGTTGTATCACTTTGGTCCGTCGTATGACGATATCCGGTTTGTGCTCTTACAAGATAGTAAGAGTAATGTGCATAGGCTTGTGAAGAGTCTGTGTAAGCAGGGGTATTTGAAACGCACACCTGGGAAGAGCAGGAGTGTGAGGGTTATAAGGAAGAAAGATGGACATTAGGCAGTTGGCCAAAGCGGCTGCCGGGAAGCTTCATCTTCTTACAGAGGATGAGAAAAGGATATTGCTTCAGGAGATAGAGGAACTGGAGCAAGAAGATGCTAAGAACCTGGCGCAAAATAACTTTATGGCGTTTGTAAGACGCATGTGGCCAGGGTTTATACCAGGTAAACATCATGAAGTAGTGGCTAAGGCATTTGAAAATGTTGTTAATGGACATAATAAACGTCTTATTATTAACATGGCACCACGTCATGCTATAATGACTAGCATGATGATACCTACAACTAAGGGCTGGAAAAGCATGTTGGATCTCCAAGTTGGAGATTTCGTCTTTGGCCCAGACGGAAAGCCAACACAAGTTCTTGGCAAATCAGAGGTATTTGTAGGCCGAGATTTGTACGAAGTAAAGACCGACGACGGTGCAACGCTTACGGTTGATGGTGAGCATCTATGGACTGTTAGGCTTAATAGGCGCGTCAATGTTTACCGTGATTACACAACTGAGCAGTTGTGGAGGCGTCAAAACGGCGAAGTATTACGGACAAAGCGTTCCGGCGAGGTTGAGTTTATAGCTGGGAAAACGCAAAAAAACCCTCGTTTGCCAAGACTACCTGATGTAAACCCGGTTGAATACGAACGAAAAGAATTTTTGATAGATCCGTATGTCTTTGGTGTTTGGCTTGGGGACGGGCATTCATCTCAAGCTGTTATCACCATGGAAGACGAAGATGCAAAAATCGTAAGAGCAGAAATTGAAAAACGTGGGTACAAAACCACTGATCAATCCACCAAAATGACTTTCGGGGTTATTGGGCTTAAGGTTAAATTGCGTGAGCTGGGCGTATTGGGCGATAAACACATACCAAGCCACTATCTGGAAGGATCGCCAGACCAGCGCCGAGATTTATTAAAAGGGCTTATGGACACAGACGGTTGTGTTAGCAAAGCTGGACAGTGTACGTTTTCACAGAGCAACAGATTTATTATTGACGATGTTCGGCAATTGCTTGCTAGCCTAGGTATTAAAAACAGTCTATCGGTTACTGAAGCAAAAATAGGTCAAAAAAGCTACGGCCCAACATACAGGATATCGTTTTACGCAAAAGATATTGCGATACTGCCGCGCAAAGAAAAACGTACTAAGCAAGTAAAAGAAACATTTGGCCGATATATAAGCATAAAACGCCTAGAACAAACAGGAAATACTCAGTGCATTAAAGTGGCGCGAGAAGATGGTTTGTTCTTGGCTGAAACTGGTTATATATGCACGCACAACACCAAGAGTGAGTTTGCAAGTTATTTATTGCCTGCTTGGTTTTTGGGTAAAAATCCTAATAAAAAGATAATACAGACCTCACATACTGCTGAATTAGCGGTTGGTTTTGGACGTAAAGTTAGAAACTTAATTGATTCAGAAGAATATAATCAAGTATTTAATGACGTTAAACTAAAAGCAGATAATAAATCGGCTGGGCGATGGGCTACTAATAAAGGTGGTGAGTATTTTTCTATTGGTGTTGGCGGTTCTGTAACGGGTAAAGGTGCGGATTTATTGATTATTGATGATCCGCATTCAGAACAGGAAGCTAAATTAGCGGCGCACAAACCAGATATATTTGATTCAGTATATGAATGGTATACATCTGGGCCGCGGCAGCGATTACAACCTGGCGGGGCTATTATTATTGTGGCTACTCGTTGGTCGTTGAGAGATTTAACGGGCCAGGTTATTAAAGCCAGTCAAACAAGAGGTGGTGATGAGTGGGAGGTTATTGAATTACCTGCGATTATGCCGTCAGGTAAGCCGGTTTGGCCTGAGTTTTGGAAGTTAGAGGAGTTATTAGCGCTTAAAGAGGAGTTGCCGGTAGGGAAATGGAATGCCCAGTACCAGCAGCAGCCGACGGCAGAAGAAGGTGCGATTGTTAAGCGTGAATGGTGGAAAAGGTGGGAGTCAGATAGGCCGCCGCCATGTGATTTTGTGATTCAGAGTTGGGATACGGCGTTTCTTAAGCACAATAGGGCTGACTTTTCTGCTTGTACGACCTGGGGTGTGTGGACGACAGAGGAAGGAGAAACGAATATCATCTTGCTGGATGCGTTTAAGGACCGATATGAATTCCCAGAGCTTAAGCAGAAGGCTTATGAAACCTACCGCGAGTGGGAACCGGATGTATTTCTGGTTGAAGCTAAGGCAGCAGGAAGTCCGTTGGTCTTTGAGCTCCGGCGGATGGGTATACCGGTCAGTGAATACAGCCCAACCAAGGGAAATGACAAGATTGTGAGGTTAAATGCCGTATCGGATTTGTTTGCGTCGGGGCGTATATGGGTGCCGGAGCGCAAATTCGCTGATGAGTTGATTGAAGAGGTAGCAGCTTTCCCTTCTGGGGAGCATGATGACCTCGTGGATTCAATGACCCAAGCCTTATTACGCTTTAGGACGGGCGGTTTTTTAAGCCTGCAATCAGATGATGAAGACCGCGAGCCGATATACCGGCGCAAGGTTGCTTATTACTAGGAGCCAAGATGGAACCTGCACTTTATCCTGCGCCATTAGGTCTTGATGCCGCCATGGAACAACCCACGGAAGTGGAGATTGAAATTGAAGACCCAGAGAGCCTGTCAATTAGCGCCGATGGCGTTGAAATCATATTTGAAGCAGAGCGTGATCAGCCCGAAGAGCATGATGCAAACCTTGCGGAATACATGGATGACAGGGAGCTTCAATCGATTGCCGGCGATTTACTACAAGATTTTGAAACCGATCAATCGGCAAGGAAAGAATGGGTAGATACGTATGTTGATGGTCTGAAATTATTAGGCCTTAAATACGAAGATCGAACAGAACCATGGCCCGGGGCGTGTGGTGTTTTTTATCCACTGCTATCAGAAGCGGCTGTAAGGTTCCAAGCTGAATCCATCATGGAAACATTCCCCGCATCGGGGCCGGTCAAGACACAGATTATTGGGTCATTGACCAAAGAGAAAGAGGATGCGGCAGAAAGGGTGAAGGACGATATGAATTATCGTCTAACCGAAGAGATGCCAGAGTACAGACCAGAGCATGAAAAGATGCTTTTCC